GACAGATGAACTTGCACTTTTGCAAGCACGTCTTGCAGGCAATGAAGCGGAAGTAATGCTTAGAATCCAGATTCGTGATATTATGGCAGGAACTGCTGGATTAGCGGAAAAGGACGTTGCAGATACATTAAATCAAATTAATGCAACCAAGCAATTATTAACCGAAAAGGAAAAAATTGCTAATATAGTGCAAAGCATTGGCGCTAGCATTGAAGGTGGAATTGTTGGTGCTATTGATGGCGCAATAACTGGTGCCAAGAGTTTACAAGAAGTGTTATCTGACGTATTGAAAGATATAGGCAAAATGCTAATATCATTTGGTATAAAGTCATTGCTAAGTGGCATTAATATTGGTGGTGTGCCATTGGTAGGTAAAGCCTCCGGTGGTCCAGTCACCGGCAATACGCCATATATTGTAGGTGAGCGTGGTCCAGAGTTATTCGTGCCACGCAGCTATGGTACTATAATTCCAAATGATGCCATGAATCAGGTCGTGCCTTATCAATCCGCAAATAGCACTAACAATATTGTAGTAAACGTTGATGCCAGTGGTTCTAACGTACAAGGGAACGGCGGGCAAGCCAATGCACTAGGTAAGGCAATTGGCATTGCTGTCCAGCTAGAACTTATTAAACAAAAACGACCTGGAGGATTACTTGCATAATGGCTACATTTCCTAGCTATAACCCATCATATTCAGCTACTAAAAGTAGCCAGCCAAATGTACGTACAGTTCAGTTTGGTGATGGCTATCAATCCAGATTGACTTATGGTCTAAACCAAAATCCAAAAGAATGGAGACTTGTATTTAATGTAACCGACACAGATGCTGATATCATTGAAGCATTTTTAGATGCTCGCGCTGCTGATAATGATAGCTTTGAATGGACACCACCAAATACAGCAACAGCATATAAATGGATATGCCCTAGTTGGGGACGTGAAATGTATGATTTCCAGCGCAGCAAAATTGATGTTACTTTCCGCCAAGTATTTGAACCATAATGGCTTATTTAGCATGGGCTAACACTAATGCTGATGCAGACTCGATTGAAGCATCCCTTGATACACGGGCTGGTGTTGAATCGTTTAACTGGACACCACCATCAGGTGGCGGCACTAAATGGGTATGCCGGGAATGGAGCAGGACGTTAGAAAATTATAATAATAATTCAGTGCAGGCAACATTTAAGCAGGTAGTAGAGCCATGAGTGTACCAGTATCTGAATTACAAAAGCTGGCACCATCAGCAATTATTGAATTGTTTGAAATTCATCTTGTTACTGCTATCCATGGTGCTAATACGGTATTTAGATTTCATGCTGGCACTAATCAAGTAAATAATGGTAATATTATATGGGCTGGGAATACTTATATTGCATTTCCGGTTGAAGCTACAGGTTTTGATTATAACGGTAATGGTCAACTGCCACGGCCAACACTAAGAGTAAGTAATGTATTGCGATATGTGACCAGTATATTATTAGTGGTAAATGAAACAAGTGCCGGTAATGATTTAAATGGCGCTAAATTTATTAGGATACGTACATTAGCGCGTTATCTAGATGCTGCTAATTTTACAGCAGGTAATGCTGGTGCTGATCCTACCGCTGAATTTCCTAGAGAGATTTATTATTTAGATCGTAAGGTAACAGAATCGCGTGATTTTGTAGAATGGGAGTTAGCAGCAGCATTTGATTTAGTTGGTGTGCGAGCACCTAAACGTCAATGTATTAGTAACTTATGCCAATGGGTATATCGGTCAACTGAATGTAGTTATACAGCAGCTACATATTATGACGCTAATGATAATCCAGTTGGTTCTGCTGCTTCTGATGTATGCGGCAAGCGGTTGACCAGTTGCGCTACTAGATTTGGCGTTAATGCTCAATTACCATTTGGTTCATTCCCTGGTGTTGGTTTATTTGCACAATGACATGGCGTGATGCAGCTATTGATCATGCGAAACTTATGGCACCAAATGAATCCTGCGGTTTGCTTATTGATGTTGCTGGCGATACGGTATATTGCGCTTGCCGTAATCTTGCGGACAATACCGATCATTTTATTATCCATCCGGGCGACTGGGCAAAAGCTGAAGATGAAGCAGATATTATTGCAATAGTACATAGCCATCCTGACCAATCACCGGAACCTAGCGCCATGGATCGTCAATTTTGCGAACGCAGCCAATTGCCGTGGCATATTGTTAATCCTGTTGATGGTAGCTGGGGTAAATGCCTACCATTGATTGGTAGGCAATGGGTATGGGCAATCAGCGATTGCTGGACGTTAGTGCGTGACTGGTATGCATTGCATGGCTTGTTGCTGCCAGATTGGGAGCGGCCATCACTAGCAGAATTTGAAGCGCAGCCATTATTTGATGGCTTATGGGAAGCGGCTGGATTTTATGAATTAGCTGATGATGTATTGCTGCAACCTGGTGATGCATTATTGATGCGGATTGGCGACCAACAATTAAATCATGTTGGTGTGTTTATAGGTAATGGCATGATGCTGCATCATTTGCGTGATCAGCTAAGCGTTAGAGACCATTGCAGGCCAGGTTTGACTGGGCGTAGGTTACGTCATGTCGATGCGAGTAAGCTGGTAGCAGGAGATGGCTGGTGATGCTACGCGAAATCCGTGTTTATGGTGAATTGGCTAGGTTTATGGGTGTGCGGTCATTTATGGCTGAAGCCCGTGATGTAGCAGAAGCAGTTCGGTATTTATTGGTAAATTTTGCTGGTTTAGAAGCGCATATGGTGCAGCATGATTATCGGATATTAGTTGGCGGTTATGGCATTAGCGAAAACGAGATCAACCATCCTATAGGTAAAAATGTTATACGTATTATTCCAGTAGTAGCAGGCGCTGGCGGTAAAGGCGGATTAGGTCAAATTTTGGCTGGCGTAGCAATTATCGGTTTAAGCATTTTGACAGCAGGCTTGGCTTCCGGTTTTGCGTTTGGTTTTGCTGGTGGTATCGCAGGCTTGGGTACATTTGCCACAGTTGGCGTTGGTATTGGCGCAAGCCTTGCATTAGGTGGTGTAGCGCAAATGCTGACACCAGTGCCACGTATTGCACCACCATCATCGCTAAGTGGTTATTCACCTACGTATACAGGCCAGACAATGCGCGAATCGGAAATGGACCCACAAAAATCTTATAGCTTTAGCGGCATCCAAAATACATCAGTGCAAGGTACACCAGTACCTATTGTTTATGGTGAAACGGTTGTTGGTTCGGTTGTTATATCAGCTAATATTTCGACATTGGAGGTAGTGTAATGCCTTCAGCCGCTGAGATAACGCTGGCAATGAACCTAAAGGGTTCAGACCAAGCAACTTATGTATCATTATTAAAACAACAAGATCAGGCGCAGGCACAGGCTGAAGCCAATAGACCACGCACACCAACACGCACAGCAGATAGTTTAGCTAGTACACAATATGCAACATTTTTAGATCTGCTTAGTGAAGGCGAAATTGAAGGCTTTCCATCAGCGGCTGGATTAACTAAAGGCACTACTGCATATAATATTGCGGCTTTAAAGGATATTTATCTTAATAAAACACCTATTTTAAGGGCTAGTGCTGATTTAAATAATGTACAACCAGTTGATTATAGTTTCCAGAATGTAACCATTGAACCGCGCTATGGCACACAATCGCAAACATATATCCAGGGTTATGGCAATATAAGCGAACCGGTTAGCGTTAACTCAACTGTAGAACAGGCAACACCAGTTATAAGAACAATAACTGATGTAAATGTTAACGGTGTTGTTATTACTATTTCAGTACCAGCATTGCAAGAATTTAATACGCAGGGTGATATATTAGGTGCTAGTTTTTCATTTACAATTGCGCTTTCGTATAATGGTGGCGCATATACTACTGTAGCAACTGAGACGGTTAGTGGCCGTACTGCTGATTCTTATCAGCGTGATTATAGGGTTGATTTTACTACCGGTTGGACTGGTTCGGTAGCTGTAAAGATTACAAGACTGACAGCCGACAGTGCCGACCCAGCCACCTTAGTAAATGCATTTCAGTGGACATATTACCAAGAGATTACATATCAAAAGCTTACATATCCTAATAGCGCAATTGTTGCAATTAAATTTGATGCGCAGCAATTTAGCTCATTACCAAGTCGCGCTTATCGCATTCGTGGCGTTAAGGTGCGTGTGCCAACAGGTGTCACAATAGATCAAACCAATGGCCGTATTATTTATCCTAACGGCTATACATTTAATGGTACACTGACAGCCGAAAATGCACGGGTATGGACATCAGATCCAGCATGGATTTTATTTGATTTGCTTACTAATACTAGATATGGCTTTGGGCAGCATATAACTGATTCGCAACTTGATAAGCCAGCTTTTTATGCTGCATCAGCTTATGCATCAGCTTTAGTATCAAATGGCTTAGGCGGCACCGAACCACGTTTTAGTTGTAATGTATTAATCCAAAACCAGGATGATGCTTATAAATTAATTAATGATTTATCCAGTGTAATGCGTGTTATGCCCTATTGGGCAACTGGCGCGTTAACTATATCGCAAGATGCACCACGAGATGCGTCTTATTTATTTACAATGGCTAATGTAACAGAAGCTGGATTTAGTTATAGCGGTAGCAGTCTTAAAACTAGACATACAGTTGCAGTTGTTACGTACTTAGATACACAAACGCAAGATATAGCGTATGAGATAGTAGAAGATGCGGCTGGTATTAGCAAATATGGAGTTAACAAAACAGAATTACGTGCATTTGCCTGCACCAGTCGTGGACAAGCAGCCAGATTGGGTGCATGGGTTCTTTACTCAGAAGCAAATGAAACAGAAGTTGTTACATTTACAGCAAGTGTTGAATCTGGCGTTATTGTAAGGCCAGGGCAGGTAATAAAAATTGCAGATCCATTAAAAGCTGGCATCAGACGTGCTGGCCGGATTTCTGCTGCAACAACTACTCAGATTACAGTTGATAATACAAATGCTACAGATATAACTGATTTATTTAATGCAAAGCTAACTGTTATTATGCCTGATGGCAGCATTGAAGAACGCAATATTACAAGTGTTGTAGGTGCTGTTATTACAGTATCAGCAGCATATTCTACAACGCCAAATGTTGGTAGTGTATGGATGTTGCAAAATACAGATGTTGAAGCTACAACATGGCGGGTGCTTACTGTAACTGAAAGCGAAGGTGCCCAATATCAAATTACAGCATTAGCTCATAATCCTAGCAAATATGCATATGTAGAACAAAATAGACCATTACAAAATCCAAATATATCAGTTACTGAAATTAGCCCTGAAATACCAGTTGGCATTAATTATGAAGAAGTATTTTATATATCAAATAATAGAGCAACAGCTAAAGTTGTTGTTCGGTGGCAGCCAGTAGTTGGTGTTAGCGAATATCGTGTTCAATGGAAACGCGGCGACGGAAATTGGAATTTAGTTGATACGGTAAGTGCAGAATATGAAATCCTAGAAGCTGATATTGATACTTATTATATTCGTGTTTATAGCTTGAATCCATTAAGGATACCATCAACTGATTATGCAGAATTAATTATTACAACAGTTGGCAAGACTGAACTACCAGCAGATGTAAGCGGTGTGTCATTAGTGGCAATTAATGAATCAAGTGCAATTTTAAGTTGGGCGCGTAGTACTGAACTCGATGTGTTGGTAGGCGGTAAAGTATTGATACGTCATAGCAAGGCAACAGCAAACGCAACATGGAATGAATCGCAAGAGATCGTACCGTCGGCTGCTGGCAACCAAACACAAAAGCAAGTGCCGTTATTAAATGGTAGCTACTTGCTAAAATTTGAAGATGATGGCAACAGGCGCAGTATTAATGCAACAGTTATTACGGCTGATTTAACTATACAGCAACCACGACTTACAATAAGAAATGTAAACGAAGAAGATTTTAATTTCAATAGTGCTAACAGCAGTTCTCAAAACATGGAATATAATGCTCAATACGATGCATTAATTATCAGTGATACAGGATCACCTTTGTATGTTGTAGATGGGTATGTAGAAATCGGTTATATGTTAATCTTGGAACCTGAATTTTATTTAGGATTAGATGACAATAACCCATTAGACCTTGGTGCTACTTATGATGTAAATATCCAAAGGCGTATTGCATCAGCAGGTTTTAGCGCTATTACTTTATGGGACAGTCAAAATGAATTAATTGATACATGGGAGACTATTGATGGTACTGCTGCAGATAGAGTATCTGTTGCCATGTATGTACGTTATACAACTGATGACCCAGGAGGCTCGCCAGTATGGAGTAGCTGGCGTGAATTTAGTAATGCTATAGTGCGTGGCCGTGGATTTCAATTTAAGATAATTGCATCAACTGAAGATATTACGCAAAATATACAAATATCGCAACTTGGTGTTTTAGTCGAATTACAACAACGTGTTGAGGTATCAGGTATTTTGACAACAAGTACCGCTGCTTATAACGTGACATATACAAAAGCGTTTTACGCTGCACCATCCATTGGCATTACGGCATATAATTTATTACACAATGAGGATTTTACAATCACAAGCGTTACCAGAACCGGCTTTACAATTGCGTTTAAGCAAAGCGGCAGCTTCCTAGCGCGAAGCTTCACCTATACTGCGGTTGGATATGGAGGTGTGATCTAGTGGCTCAACATGATTATGGCATTGGCAACCAATCCGGGGCGGCATTTAGAGCTGATCTAAATAATGCTCTGGCTGCTATCGTCAGCGTCAATAGCGGATCATCAGACCCGGCCACCATGTTTGCCTATCAGTTATATGCTGATACAACCAATAACCTATTAAAACAACGCAATGCAAGTAATAGCGGCTGGGTAACAATTGGTACATTAGGCGCCACCAACTTAGGTTTGGCCGCTTTAGCCAGTCCTACATTTACTGGTGTGCCGTCAGCACCAACCGCTTCAGCAGGCACTAACACTACACAGATAGCAACTACAGCGTTTGTGGCGTCCAGCTATTTGCCGCTAACAGGCGGTACGGTCACCGGCAACGTAACGCTAAATGCGCAATCAGATATAAGATTTGCTGATGCTGATAGCAGTAATTATGTTGCGTTGCAGGCCCCAACAACGGTTGCGGCAAACCTGACGCTGACCCTACCTGCGGCTGATGGTAGTAACGGGCAGGCATTAACAACAAATGGCTCAGGTGCTCTCGCATTTGCCACTATTGGTGGTGTACCAACTGGCGCAGTATTTTATTTTGCTGCTAGCACAGCGCCGACAGGATTTTTGAAAGCTAACGGTGCTGCGGTCAGTCGCACCACGTATGCTGCATTATTTGCTGTTACCGGCACCACCTATGGCAGTGGCGATGGCAGCACGACATTTAACCTGCCCGATCTGCGTGGTGAATTTATACGTGGCTGGGATGATGCGCGTGGCATTGATGCGTCACGAGCATTTGGTAGTGCGCAAGGCGATCTTACGAAACTTGTTAGCCATACCCATAATACTACATTCGTTGGATTTAACAATGCCAATAATCCTTACACTAACGCTTATGGCTCGTTTCAACCCATAGAACAAAATTATGTTGGCGGAAACACCGGAGGCGATAACCCGCAAGACATCTCTTATTTTAACTTTAATCTTGCAACAGGCGCCCCTTCTACTGCTGGCGGCGCTGAGACCAGACCACGTAACGTGGCGTTGCTAGCCTGCATCAAGTTTTAAGCCATGAAAATGAAACAACGACTTGCTAAAATAATCAAGACCAAAGGGATGTGTACATCATGAGCACTATTATTACCCGCGCAGGCAAGGGCAGTCCATTAACTCACAATGAACTAGATGCAAATTTTACCAATTTAAATACGGACAAATTACAATCAGGTTCAGTAGTTAATGCTGATATTTCTGCCAATGCTGCTATTGCGTACAGCAAACTTGCGACGTTAACTAGCGGCAATATTGTGCTAGGCAGCAGCGCAAACGTAGCAACGAGCACCGCAGTAACTGGTGATATAACTATAAGTAATACAGGCGTTACTGCTATTTCGTCGGGCGCTATTGTTAATGCTGATATTAATGCTAGTGCTGCTATTGCAGGCAGCAAAATCGTGGCTGCGACAACAAGTGTCGTAGGCGCGGTGCAGCTCAGCGATAGCATTAGCACTACCAGCAGCGTATTAGCTGCCACGCCCACAGCAGTTAAAACTGCCTATGACTTAGCCAATGCTGCATTGCCTAAAGCAGGCGGCGCAATGACTGGTGATATAACGCTAAATGCCCAATCTGACCTGCGCTTTGCCGATAGCGACAGTAGCAACTGGGTGGCGTTCCAAGCACCGGCAACGGTTGCGAGCAATGTGACGTGGACGCTTCCTGCTGCTGATGGCACAATATCGCAAGTGCTTTCGACGAATGGTTCGGGTACGTTATCGTGGACTTCGTCAGGCAGCGGCACTGTCACCAATGTTACTGGCACTGCTCCGATCAGTGTTGCTACTGGCACGACAACGCCTGCAATATCGATTGCATCAGCTAGCACCTCTGCTGCTGGTGCTGTTCAATTAACTGATAGCACAAGCAGCACTAGCACCACCACCGCCGCGACACCAAACGCTGTTAAATCCGCCTACGACCTAGGCAACGCTGCCCTGCCCAAAGCGGGTGGGACGATGACTGGGGTGCTGGAAATCGGCACCACAGGTTCGCTGGTATTTGAAGGCAGCACGGCGGACTCTTACGAAACCACACTCGCTGTTACCGATCCCACCGCTGACCGCACAATCACACTGCCGAACGTATCTGGCACGGTTATTACAACCGGCGATACGGGCAGCGTTACCAGCACGATGATTGCTGATGGCACGATTGTTAATGGTGACATCAATGCAAGTGCTGGAATCGACTACAGCAAACTTGCCGCTCTTTCCGCCGGTCGTTTGATTGTTGGTAATGCCAGCAATGTTCCAACCGCCGTGGATATCACTGGCGATGTAACCATTAGCAACACAGGCGTTACTGCTATTGCTGCAGGTGTCATTGTTAATGCTGACATCAACGCATCAGCGGCTATTGCCGGAACAAAAATCAGCCCCAACTTTGGTGCTCAAGACATAACAACTACTGGAAACATCACCGTAAATGCTCAAGCCGATGTTCGCTTTGGTGATGCTGATAGCAGCAACTGGGTGGCGTTCCAAGCACCGGCAACGGTTGCGAGCAACGTCACATGGACACTGCCTGCAACAGATGGGACGGCATCGCAAGTATTAAGCACTAACGGCAGCGGTACTTTGAGCTGGGCAACGGTAAGTGGCGGTGGCGGTGGCGATGTAACGCTATCTGGCAATAATGCCATGACAGGTGCCAATACATTTATTAATGGCACCGGCCAAATTTTTAGACAAGCAGCCACGCAAGATGGAGTTTTGCTTCGTGGACGAGCTGGTGGTACTACTTCACTAACCGTTGAGTTAATACCAACAACACTGTCAGCTTCACGCACTGTAACACTGCCCGATGCCAATACCATACTACCCATTGCATCTCAAGTTCTTACTTTTAGTGGTCCTACAACAGCGCGAACATATACTTTACCTGATGCCACAACAACATTAGTTGACATCGCAGCAACTCAGACGCTGACTAATAAGACTTTAACATCACCCACTCTTACCACCCCAGCACTTGGCACTCCATCTAGCGGTACATTAACAAGTTGCACTGGACTCCCTATCAGTGGTTTAACAGCATCAACATCAACTGCATTAGGTGTAGGTTCAATTGAACTTGGTCATGCGACTGATACAACCTTATCTAGAAGTGCTGCTGGTGTATTAGCAGTTGAAGGTGTTGTTATACCGACCGTTTCTTCAACAAACACACTTACAAATAAGACGCTAACTGACCCGGCGATTATCGGCACGATCCTTGAGGACGTTTATACGATCACTGACGGCGCAGCGTTTGAAGTTGACCCCGGCAACGGCTCAATTCAGCTCATCACGCTCGGCGCCAGCCGCACACCAAAAGCAACTAATTTTGCTGCTGGTGAGTCCATTACGTTAATGGTAAACGATGGCACGGCTTATACATTAACTTGGACTGATGCCACCTGGGGCAGTGGTGGCGTAATCTGGAGGGGCGGCAGCGCACCAACACTCGCAACTACTGGTTATAGCGTGATTCAATTCTGGAAAGTTAGCACGCAGGTGTACGGCGCATCAGTAGGAGATGTTGCATAATGATGCACTCACATGGGCTAAGGGCATCTAGCGTTGCTGCAGCATCAGGCATTGTAACAACAGGTCTAGTTTTAAATTTAGATGCAGGTAATTCAGCGTCTTATTCTGGAAGTGGAACTACGTGGACTGATTTAAGTGGTTATGGTAATAATGGCACTCTTGTGAATGGTCCAACTTTTAGCAGTGCAAATGGTGGGTCAATACTTTTTGATGGAACGAATGATTATATGTCTGCCACATTGGGCGGATCCGGATGCGATAGGACAACTTTTTCTGTTGATTGGTGGACAAGACCAACTGCAGTATCAAACTATGACCAATTGATTCTTATGAATTCAAGTGGAACTGCAGGAACTTATTGGCAAGGATTTACTTTTACAACCAATTCACTTGGACAATGGAGTGTTGGTACTGCTTTATTTACTGCATCTGCAACTGAGACATCAACAAGCACTTTATTTACAAATGGACAATGGTGTCACGTAGTTATATCTTTTGACGGCACAACTATGAAAGCGTATAAAAATGCAGTAGAAGTTATGAGTGCTTCGTCATCCGTTCATTCTTCAAACTTTGTTTTGTTGCAGGTGGGTGCAGGACCTGGTTTTTTTCAAAATACTTATTTTGATGGAAATCTTGCAGCATTGAAAGTTTATAGTGGCAAAGCACTATCAGCAGCAGAAGTCACACAAAACTTTAATGCTCTTCGTGGTCGCTATGGTGTGTAGTGATCGCTCTTTATCCAATTACTGAACAATGATGTACGTTTTTGCCCCAAATCAAATCGTTGCGATTTATCCGTACTCAATTGAGGCTTTGAGGCGCGACAATCCCAACGTAAGCTTTCCCGCTGATCCCACTGATGCGACATTAGCCGAGTGGAATGTATTTCCTGTTATCTACAAGTCACCTCCAGATTACAACCCAGCAACACACAATTGTACTGAGAGCAACCCAACGCTGATTGACGATACGTGGGAAATGACGTGGGCAGTGACACCTGCTACACCAGACGAAATTACTGAACGCACTGCCGCTAAAGAAGGTAAAGTGCGCTATGACCGCAACAGTCGGCTCAGTGACTGCGACTGGACGCAGTTGCCTGATGCACCAGTAGATCGCACCGCATGGGCCGCTTACCGCCAAGAACTGCGTGACATAACCGCTCAAGCGGGCTTCCCCTGGGACGTGCAATGGCCTGTAGCGCCGTAACCCTGTGACCGCCGATTGGAGGATCGACGATGACACAAGATTATCCCAAACCCATTGCGCCATCGCCGGAGCTGGTGCGGCAGTGGTGGGTAGACGCTCAAAAAAATCTATCTCCAGATGTTGTTTGTTGGGTAAATCACATCGCCACCCGCGCCGCACAGTGGGGCGCTGATCAAGGGCTGGAGGCGTGTTGTGAAGTTCTGAAAGACTGGGGAAGTATAGAAGCTACGAAGCCGCCCGCCGCCCCAAGCTGCCGAGCTTGAAGCCGAGTAGTCGCTTTTCTCGATAAATGCCAACCATCGGGAATCCAAGTAGCCAGCACCAAGGGCTAGACTAAAGGCAACATTAGCCTGAGCCGTGGTCGAGGTATTTGCTGCTATCGCTGGTGCCAGCATCAGCGTGGCGGCAATGGGGGTTTTTGGCGTTTCTAAGCGTAATGAAGAAACATCTGCTGCAATCGTGCGTCTGACCAGTGCTGTTGAGCATATTGCTGCCAGCCTCGAGACGTTGCACACGGATATAAAGGAAACCAACCGCGAGATGTTTCAACGCCTTAACCAAATCGAAAACAGAGTCAGCAAACTCGAGGTTAGATAGCAGCTAGACTGAATGTGACGTTCGCCACAGTTTTTGTGGACTTCCTATCTCACCCAGCTTTTTGGATTGTTGTTGCAGCAGCATCTGAATTGATCGCGCTGTCAC